TTCTAAACCCTTTTTAATCTCTTCGTTCCATCCATCGGCACTAGCACCAAGAAAATCACGTTGTTTACAAATCGATGGAAAATCTCCAATGCTAGTTATTTGATATTGCGCCCTAACCTTTTCTTCAATCTCGTGACCCTTTTGAAGAATAAAACTATTTTCATTTTCTTTGCCATATACCTTGGCGATAAACACATCCAACATATCGCCATGTGTTGATAATCCCATAATCATGGGCGTGTCACTCGCCCCGATCACGGTTTTTCTCCAAGCCAACCATTCTGGTGTGTTCTGCGGTATATCTATTAGAATTGGTTGGCTTTCGTTCATGTTAAATCCAATGTATTGTTTTTCTTTACCGACACTGGTTTCTTAGAAATAATATCGCCTTTAAACTTATTGATAATCGCCATAGCTTCGGCTTTATCAAGGCGTTTAATTCCGTGTTGTTCTCCAATGGCATTGATCCATTTAATTTTAAATGTTTCTTTGCCATCATAGGTATCATTTTCAATTGTCACCATAACTTGATTTGAAATATCGAGAGCTTTGGTGTCGTGCCCAGAAGCCAATCCATCAAAATCACCATTAAATCCAAGTTTGTAAATTGTCTCAATGGTACGATCCTTGGCTTTATCTGTGAAATACCCAAACCAAGTAAGTGTTTCTGTTGATTCTCCAGCATCAATTAACATTTCAACAAAAATCTGCTCAGTTCCCTTCTCTGGTGTTTTTGAAAAACCCCAATTACTAGGAACAGCCTTGTATTGTCCCGGTTTTAAACTCATACTGCCTCCCTTAAATTTTTCAAAATGCGTTGAAGTTTTGCCAAATCGGCATCCTTCAACGCAATTCTAATCTCGGCTTGTTTGTCAGCCGGAAACATCGGTATAAAATTTTCGATTTGTGCTAATAAACCAGAAACAGACTCAACCATTTTGAGTGATTGAAATACGTTCCAATTATTAACATTTTTCTTTAGTTCGATTTTGGCGGGCAAATCCCATGAATTTTTGGCATCATAGGCCTGGTGATACTGGCAGAACATATAAATTTCATCACCAGCCACTGCCCTCTTATTTTCGCCTGTTGTTACTGACACGTCCTTGTTAATGAATATCAAAGCATCACAAGAACGCTTAAGCATGGCATTTAATCCGTTGGTTAATCCGAGCTGATACCGAATATAAGTTTCGGCTGTGGATGGATCGGCAAAATCTTTGACTTCTGGATGAGCCACCACCACAAGATTTTTGTTTGCTGTTCGGATTTCATCAAATAATGGGAGTAACGCCGTTTTATAAAGTTCGTTCAGAATATTATATTGGCCACCCTTTTCTTTTGCCAACGCAAACGATTCGTATTTTGAATAATGTTTGCGCCACACAAAATCTTGCGCCAACTGGTCAACGAAATTCATTTCATCTAATACGATTGTTTCGTATGGTTGCGTGATAGTCCACTTAACCATTTCCAAATATTCTTCCCATGTTTTCGGATTAACTCGATCAACATTTAGGTGTCTTGTCCGATTTCTGGGATCAATAAAAATTGGTTTAGGTGCGCCGCTCGCAAAAGTGGACTTACCTAAGCCGGGATTCCCGTAGACCACCAAAAAGTCTGCCTGTTTTTGAATTCCCTTCTCTGCTTTAAACTCCATAAATCCTCCGATTTTAAAATTTATTTAATGGTGGGCAGAGCAGGTCGTTGCCTCGGCACCCCCTGTCATTTAAACGGCCCAAGCCTTTTATCTTCTCCCTTACGTAAGGGAAGTCTTGAATCAGGCGATCTCTGCCTCGCCGGTCGGTTGATGACCAAACCCACCATTAAATTTTTTCGGTTTCGTCCTCGGTTGCGCTACGTTGGAACAAGTACCGAACGACTTGAGATAATGCTATCTGATTACGTTAGCCGTGTCAACATTTTTTTTATGTTTTTTACGAAACATTTTTAATCGGCAATATGGAGTAGCATATTTTTTAGATACAGGAAAAGGCCAAAACTTTCTTTGGCAACCACACTCACAGTTTATTTGTTTCATTTTTTAACCACCTTTCTTGTTGATAATGGTAATGGATAATGATATATATGTCAATATGTTAAGGGGATATCAAAAGCAAGCACTTGATGAAATTATTTCTTCCTTATCTAATGGCGAAGCTCCATTGCTTCACCTGGACACTGGATCGGGTAAGACCGTAATTTTTTGCGAAATTCTAAAACGCATTCAATCAAAAAATAAACACGCACTTATGGTTGTGCGTGGAAGGCAGTTGGTTCAACAGGCTTACGACAGGTTGCAACGTGAAAAAGTTTCCGCTGGCGTTCTTATGGCAAACCATTATGCCTATCGTTTATCCGAAAAAATACAAGTTGTATCTATAGATACGGTTATTTCCAGAAAGCTAAAACCGCAATCTGATTTAATTATTTTAGATGAGGCTCATTTAGCAAACTCAAAAGGTTATAAAGATTTTTTAAGTCAATACAATGTTCCCGTTTTATCCGTTACCGCCACTCCGTATAATCCGTGCGGACACTTAGCAAATAAAATAATTAGACCCATTACATTTAATGAATTGGTTGAGCAAGGTTATCTTGTACCACCCCGTTACTTTGCGCCATCCTTACCAAGCATGAAAGGCGTTAAGACTGTTAATGGAGATTATGCGAGTGCCGATTTATATAAGACCATGAATCCCTTGATTGGTGATTTAGTTTCTCACTACAAGACTATCGCACCCAATAGACAAACTATTTGCTTTGCCGTAAATCTAAACCACTCTAAACACATTACCGAAATTTTTAAATCCAATGGTATTCCTGCCGTTCATTGTGATGCTGATACATCTTTATCAGATCGAAAAAAAGCTATTGATGGACTTAAATCGGGAGAATTTAAAATTCTTTGTAATGTAGGTGTATTTAATTTAGGGGTAGATATTCCGTGGGCCGACTGTATTATTATGGCTAGACCCACCAAGAGTTTAAATCTTTATATTCAGCAACTAGGCCGCGGCACCCGACCACATGAAGGCAAAACCGATTTTATTGTTCTCGATCACGCCGGTAATTGTTTGCGTCACGGATTTATTGAAGAAGAACGAGAGGCAAACTTAACCCATGAAGAAAAAGAATCCAAAGTTAAATCGCCCACAACCTGCTTAACGTGTTTCGCTGTATTTTATGGTTCAAAATGTCCGAATTGTGGTATGAGTAATCCAGTTAAATTACGCAAATTAAATATTGAGGATGGTGAATTAGTTGAAATTAAAATTCTTACACCTGAACAAGAATTAATGCGTAAACGTAAAGCCATAGATATTGTGCGTAAACAAAAAAAATATAAATTGGGTTGGCGTTGGTATGAGGCCAAAAGATTGTATGGCGAGGAAATAGCTGAACAAATGTTTCCGAAGCGACAAATTCCAGATTTTATTTTAACAAAATTAAATAAACGGAATATAATGTAAAGATAATAAAAAATTACTTTTAAAAGCCATTAAATATTTAGAAATACACACATGACCCCTCACTCACATCTTAAACAAGAAATATTTAAAAAATATGGGGCCGATCCTCGTATTCGATTGTGGAATAATCCGTGCGGTATATTCTTAACCGAATGGGGAACGCATATCAAAATTGGGATAAAAGGTCAAGCGGATATTTTGGGTATCCGTAAATCTGATGGTAAATTAATTGGAATAGAATTAAAATGTGGGGCTGACCATCTCAAGCCCGAACAAACTAATTGGGCTAAAATGATCCGCTTATTCGGTGGAATTGTAATTGAAGCTAGACAAGTGGATGACGTTGAATTACTATTTTAAGGGCTTCCGTGGGGGCCTGCTACACTCGCCCCGAGATGTAGGCCACGCTTACCCCCGCGGTTGCCATTTATTCCATTCGTGGAGAGAATATGTCACTAGATTTAGTCCGTCAAAACATGGCCTCAAACGAATTTTATGCTGATTCAATACTTCCAGATGGAAAAATTCATAGATTTAGAAAAGAACAAACCGATAAAAATCCAGATTGTTGGTATGTGGCTTTTCAGTGGAATACCCGCTCAGGCGAAGTTGGTTATAATGTGGTTTATGCAGATTGGCATAATAACGAAGTGTTTAAATTCTGTACTATAAATCCAACCGGAGATGACAAAATTTATGTTGAAAAAACAATTCGTGAAGCACAAAAAAAAGCTGACAAAGAACAAGAATCTGAATATGAGGCATGTAGAGAATATTGTAAAAACTATCTGCCAACTCTCGAATCTAAATGCACCGCTTACCTCGGAACTAAAGGAATTAAAAAACCATACGGTGCTTTATCTGACGGCGATAATCTTATTGTGCCCGTCATCAACACCAAGGATGAAGTCCAAGGCTATCAGATTATTGAACCTAATGGAAAAAAGCGATTCAAATTACATACAGCCAAAAAAGGAAATTTCTTCCGAATACATGGCTCCGAGGCCGTCTGGTTGGTGGAGGGTTTCGCCACGGGAGTTACCGTTCACGAAGCAACGGGAGACACCGTTATTGTTTGTTTCGATGCGGGGAACATACCCGAAGTAAGAAAACATTTTCCTAGTGCGATTTTGGCTGGTGATAATGATGAAGCTGGTCATAAAGCTGGAGCTGGTATATTTCCCCCCGAAGATGGTTTGGATTGGAATGACTACGCTCAAGCTCACGGAATACAAGCCGTAACCGATTTACTTCGTCAAGAACCTGATCGTTGGGTGCGTTGTCTTGGTTATCGTGATGATACTTATTACTATACCTCATCAAGCAATCGTCAAATTGTATCCATTACCGCGAGCGGGCACACAGCAAATAATTTTTTCACATTACAACCCAAAGAATATTGGGAAGTTGAATTTCCTGGTAAACAGGGAGCTGATTGGACTCAAGCAACATCAGCTTTATTAGAACGATGTCGCTTGGAGGGTATTTTTAATCCCAAAAACATTCGAGGCACGGGGGTCTGGAACGATCAAGGCCCCGTAATAAACTTGGGTCAAACTGTTTATCCCAAAACTCCAAAATCAAAATATACCTATACAATTTCAATGCCCGTATCCGCTCCCACCAAAGCCGAGCATCCAGATTTACTTTTAGACATACTTTCCCGGATTAATTTTAAACAATCAAACCAAGCCAAACTTTTGGCTGGCTGGCTGACCGCGGCCCCGTTTTCGGGTGCGTTACCCTGGAGACCCCATATCTGGCTTACGGGATCGGCTGGAACGGGTAAGTCAACTGTTATGGAAGAGATAATTAGCCCAATTTTGGGAGATTACAAGCTATATCTTAAGGGAAACACTACAGAGGCGGGGATTAGGCAAATGTTGGACCACAATGCCCTTCCAGTGATATTTGACGAATTTGAGCAAATGGGCGGAAATGACTACCGTACCGATGGAATTTTGGACCTTTGCCGCCAAGCCTCTAGTGAATCATCCGGCGAAATTATGAAGGGTTCTTCTTCGGGGAAGTCAATTCAATACAATCCACGTTTTTGCGCTCTGGTTTCGTCTATTCGTATTAACCTATCCAATGATGCCGACCATTCTCGGTTTACCGTTCTTGATCTTGATGAACCTAATAGAGAAGGCTACCCGGATTTGATCAAACTAATGGAGCAGATCACACCCGAATACAGCCGGGGCCTGTTTACCACCACTTATGAAAATTTTGAGAAGTTTTTGGCTTTGATTGAATTTCACCGGCAAGATTTAAGCAAAAAATTTTCCGCACGATATGCCCAACAACATTCTGTTTTATTGGCTGGTTATGAAATGATTACCGGAGATGTTATAATTTTGGATCAAGAAATTTACTCATCGGATCATGATATTTGTTTCGATCATCTGATGTCTAGCCTTATCAAAGTTGAATTGGGCACAACAAAAGATAGGGCCGTTCAAGAGTGTGTGAATTATATGCTTAAAAACCCATCTCAATCCGACACTGTTTATTATGAGGAAGCCTTGGAGCGTTATGGATTGCGTATTAAAGATGATTTTCTTTATGTTTCAGCTAATAATACTCAACTTATTAAATTGTTCCATAATACAAAGTGGGTTAAAGGTTGGGCAAAATCATTATCTCGTATTTCTGGTGCTATTTTTCCCGCTTACGTTAGAATAAATGGAAAAACTACCAGAGCAGTTAAATTGCCAATCAAGGAGTTTGAGTAATGACAATATTGGATAGCAAAGGTCGCCCAGCAAGAGCCGAATTGGAAGATGAAAAATTTACCAAAGAATTATTGCGCATTATGGATCACCATAAAGTCGGCCCTCTTTTAATGGCGTATTACATTAAGGGCCAGGATGTAGAATCAGTTAAAACTTTTGCCTTTTTAGGGCCGGAGCATTTACGGTGGGCTGATGCGGCCTGGCAAAAACTCCGGCTCTTTGTTTCTGAAATGGTGGTTAAAAGAGATTTAAAGAATTAAAAATGGGGAATTATATACTTGACTTCCTTGGTGGTCAATCTCCTTGCAAAGGGTAACATTGTATATAGTTCCCTTTTTCTTTTTCATTTTAAACCTCTTTTCCCGGATTGCTCGCCACTATATATGATTTCCCGTTACAAATCGGCTTAACGGGCATACCTAATAACGCGCGAATAGCGTTACTTAGTGTTGTGCCCATTTCGCTAGCCTTTTTATTCAACACATCATAGACTTCTAAGTCTACACTTATTTGTTTTCTCATTTTTTTTCTCCTTAATTATTTATCGACCCACTCGCCCTATAGTTTTCCTTCATAAGCCAGCACCAGATTACCCAATTTGAAAGTGTATGGATTTTCACTTTATCAATCCAATCTCTCTGATTTTTCACAGTCTTCCCACGCGGTTTTTTCGTGACCATCTTTCACCCAGTTTATCGCCTCATTACATGCATCTAATTTTTCCAACTTTTCAGAAAATTTCATTTCAATTCCTTTCGTTACAGTTTTGGTACAACGTGCGTCAGAATAACCCTTAAAACTGCCTATGAGTTGTAAACCATTTCATCAAAAGCACATGAGCTAAAATCCCGTTCGCAACTTCCCGAACAATCATCTTTTTTACAGAAAACTTTCTTTTCGAGAGGATAGTAATAAACCTTATCTCCCTTCAAAACCGCATCCCCACATTTTCCACATTTGCTTTGAAACCTTGCTTCAATCCACCGAGGATCATTCCTGTACTGTGCCATACTCTCCGCCTTTCGTTTGGTTAGGCTTGCACCGGTTGATTTACAAAATAATGAGATTCAATTATCTTTTTAACTTTTTCAGCTGATTCATCGGTTTGCCCATTGTTTTCACCCGTTGAATCAGCAAACAAACCAACATTAATGAATTTAAAAATAATTTGTTTTCCTTCAAAATTCACAAAGTTTTTATTACAACGTTTGACAAAATCGTCGGCTTTTTTCATGGCAAAGTCTAATTTTTTATATGTGATGCCTGTACACGTCCGCCAATACAAACGTTCTTTTGTGTCATACTGTAATTTTTTAACTGATACTTCCGTGCAAATGGTAAAACCGTTGTGAGTTTTAATAACTCCATAAACGACTTCCGCAAATTTAAAATCCATTTTTTCCTCTTTCACTTGTTTTAACTGCTTAAAATTTTAGTAGTAATGTTTTTCTTTGAAAACGGATTGTCTTTTTTACTTGCCTGAAATTTAATTTCAGCCATTCCTTTCGTAATCATCCACGGCAATTTCACCTAATGCCCTAAACTCTTTACGGGTAAAATCGCCGTGTATATCTCTATATTGACCGGAAAAATCACAGTCATAAACAATTTCGTGCCCATCTACAGTTATAACCGTGTCTAGCGTTCCATTGTCGGCTAAGAAAACATCGTGTCCCTTGATTTTCATTTCAGCCTTCCTTTCGTTTGGTTAACGGCCGCTCTCGTAAGTCTTAATTGTGCTTAAAACTGCCCCACTCTCATTACAGGGCGGGTTTACTGATTAAGCTTCAACCGCCTCTTTATCGACTTCCTCCATGTAATGACGGGCTATTTCATGCCAGTCAACAACCCTCAAAGAAGCGTTTAAAAGATCGGCACAAAAACCCTCAATTTTTATGCCGTATGTTTCATAGTCTTGGGCGTTGTCTTTCATTTGAGCCGCAAGCGCATAAACTGCATTTTCTTCTTTGGTAAAAGTTTTATCGGCTTCGGCTTCATCGTAAGCGGTTTGGGCCTCTTCGTTCCAATACTCGGACGAATCGTTACCAAACCAAAGCGCAACATTCCAAGTTTCGTAATTTGACCATCCGTTGTATTCGTCTTTTTTTTGCAAACGGGCCACTTCACTTTCCAATTCACTGATTTTAGCTTTTAACGCTTTGTTAGTCTGTTTCATTGCAACAACTCCTTTATTTTATTTTCACTCTGTATTTTTCATGTGGGCTTGTGACCACCATTGGCTACATTACGGGCCCGAAGGCCGTTAATTCCAAACCCAATTTATCCGCCGAGGGTTAGCGGTATGCCTGACTACAATTGCCACGATAACACCACGTGTTTACACTGTCAACACTATAGTGCAATTTTATTGCACAAGAACCATGCCAACCTGTGTAAAGAAACTTTACACTGTTCGTATAATACTTCTTTACACTCCAAACATTTTGCACAATATATTGTGCATTTTGTAGATTTATAACACTATCTGTTAGCGTTGATTTTGTTCTCATTTTTGTTTATCCTTCCTATATGGCCAACAAACTACTCCGATCTAAATCCAATCCCCTACGAACTATTCGTAGTGAAAAAGTTAAAGCGCGTGTTTTTACCGCGCTAGAAAAAGGGCTAACTATTAGTGAGGCAGCTGATTATGCTCGAATATCGAGGCAATCTCTTTATAATTGGAGACGGGATGAGCCAGAGTTTCAGCAACAAATGGAATCAATTATCGCTGGCCCTGGTTCAGATAAATTAGAATCAGTGGCTCTAGACCACGCGATAAACGGGGTAAAAAAACCGATTACCTGGCAAGGAAGGGTCACCGATGAGTATACAGAGTACGATCATACATTACTCATAAAGATGTTGGAACGTAGACGGCCCACCGTACAAAAAACTGAAGTAACAATCAATAACCTTGCCGATAGATTGCGAGACGCCAGAGAGCGTGTCATCAAAGCCACTACGCGGCCCATTGAAGCAGAGTTTACGGCCATAGATGATAAGCCGGTTGACTCACCTTCCGCCGATCCACCAAACGCATAGATTGAACAAGCCATGCCGCCATATCCGCCCACCCCCTAAACCCATCGTTGTTTTTCCTGGTTAAAAAAATCCCCCAATTCACCACCAGACCCCCCCACCTCCGGGTTTGACGGGGGGTGGTAAAGATATATCCCCCCAAAACGAGTGGTTCTAATTTTTATGGATTTAAAATGTGTTATGTCGTAAAACCGTTTACCAGTAATAGGAAAAGAAGATTCCATTACAAAATAACGAAAAAATAACAAAAGCATAACGCATGAAAATCTATAGCCAGTAAGGGATTTGGGGGGTAGTGTAGTAGTAGTAATAAAAAAAATATATATATATACCCCCCTAAGGAGAAAAATCAGTGAGAGGATATAGGTGGGGGTGTGTTGGTATTTTGGGATTTCGTAACAGAGTGAAAATCAGTTTTCTTGTTACCTGTAGATAAAAATGGAGGCGTTACACACGTTATAAAGGCGTAACGTGATGGTTTTTTGCTATATAAAAAATGGGTTTTAAAAAAATAATAAGGGAATGTTGCGTTACGTTTTTGTTATGCGGTGAAATGATAACAGATATAAAGGGTTTGAAGTGTTGGGGATGATGTGTTAGTATGCGTGATATGAACAGCATAGACGAAAAGATAATCAACGAGGTGGCAACGTTTACACACGATCCACTTGGATATGTGAATTGGGCGTTTGATTGGGGAAAAGGGGAGCTTGAGTATTCTCCGGGGCCAAGAACCTGGCAGAAGGATATATTAAAAACGATTGGTGAGGAGTTGAGGAAGAATCAGGGAAAGAAAAACCAGGTGGTTAAGATTGCGATAGCCAGCGGCCACGGTATCGGAAAAAGCTGTTTGATGGCTCTGGTTAATTGTTGGGGGCTTTCCACGCTTGAAGATTGCCGTGGACGTGTGACGGCGAATACAGGAAACCAGTTAAAGAGTACTACGTGGGCTGAATTGTCGAAGTGGTGGGCTAGGATGCTGAATAAAGATTGGTTTACGGTTACGGCTACCGGATTTTATTCTAACGTGCCGGATCATAATCTTAACTGGCGCACTGATGCCGTGGTATGGCGGGAAAACTCAACGGAAGGGTTTGCGGGATTACACAACAAGGGTCGCAGAATTATCATTGAGGTTGATGAGGCTTCGGGTGTACCCCAAGCTGTTTTTGATGTTATTGATTCGTTTACATTCGAGGAATCTACAGAAATTATTATTTTGGTATTCGGAAACCCCACACGAAATTCTGGGCCGTTTTATGATATTTTTCATAAAAATAAAGCGGCATGGATTACCAAACAAATTGATAGCCGTACCGTCGAGGGTGCTAACCAAGAGGAAATCGCGAAACAAATTGAACTTCATGGCATAGACTCGAATTGGGTTAAAACAAGGATTTTGGGAGAGTTTAGTAATACATCATCCATGCAGTTTATTCCAACGGATTTGGTAAAAGAAGCTAGAATGAAAGACGCGACATCAACCAATAATGAACCGCTGATTCTTGGAATAGACCTCGCCCGTGGTGGTGACGATAACTGTGTGTTTTATTTCCGCAGGGGCAGGGACGCGAAAAGTATTAAACCCATAATTATACCAGGCTCTGAGGTGGCTGATTCCACTCGCCTAGAAGCCATTGGTATTGATTTATTTAACCGATATCAACCAGACTATATATTTGGTGATGCCGGTGGTTTGGGTGCCCCGATATTAGACCACTGGAAAAAACTTGGATATAATATATTTCACATAAATTTTGGCGGTAGCAGTCCAAAAGATTGTTATCACAATATGACAGCGTATATGGGTTCAGAGTTCAAGGATTGGCTTAAAACGGGCGGCGCAATATGGGATGATCCTCGGCTTGAGGATGATCTCTGTATGCGTGAATTTGATTACATGCCCGATGGTTCAACGTTGTTTTTGGAGTCGAAAAAAGACATGAAAAAACGTGGCCTTAGTTCGCCCGATATTTCAGATGCTTTATGGCTCACGTTTTCATCGCCCGTGCCAAACAAGAATGTGATGGTTTCAACACATAAAAACATACAGATGAAAAATACGCTAAAGGACTATAATCCACTTGCTCATAGGCTATTAAAACATTAAAATGTTTACGACTTGGGGAAGTCATTAAAGTAGGGGGGATCACTTGGGTAATGCGTTTTCGGCATTGGGCAGTGTGACACAACAGATTGTGGGTAGCCCGTCACCATCACCAGCGGCACAAGAGGCACAGCTACAATTAAATGCTTCTAACACGGCGGAAACCACATTGTTGTCTAATGCCCAACAAGAAGATGAAAATTACCAACAACAACAAAGTTTAATTAATACACGTAACCAACAAGAAAATTCTCTTAATAATATTCAGCAAACACTTAAAACTAATCCTGTTTTGCCTGGTCAGATGTTAAAGATGGCCCCCAATCCACTATTGCCATTGGCATCATTGAAGGGTAAATAATGAAAACTCAACCAAGTCTAATTCCATACAAATTAAACGACAACGATATGCGTCAGATGTATTCCGATATGGAAAATTTGCGTGGGCGGTTGCTAACCGACCGCGCGCCATACGAACCACTTTGGTATGCGGTACGCGATTGTCTTGATCCCCAATTCACGATTTGGGACCCATCAATGTCGGGGTTCCCGTCATTCATCATTGATATTTTAAAGTTTAGTCCTCCATTCCAAGCGTTTGATGATTTAATGACGAATTTACAGAGTGGCATTACACCCGCTTCTCAAGAGTGGCATCAGATTGAACCACAGGATGAGGATTTGAGAGATGACGAAGAGGTGATGGAGTTTTGCCAGAAAGTTAATTCGTTGTATAAACAGGTTTTTCAGAAATCTAATTTCTATCAAACAACCCCAATGCTTTATAGGTCGTTCTCTCGGTTTTTAACTGGGGCGATTATGTCAGAGGAAGATTTCGACACCCATTGTCGTTTTACCTGTTTTCCCATTGGATCGTTTTATATTTCAAATAACAACAAAGGTGTAGTTGATACGTTTGTTTATGAATTCCGTTGGAAGTTACGTCAGATCGTTGAGGAGTTTTGTACTGACGAAGAAGGTAATGTGGATGTAAGTTTATTGGACGAAACACTCCAAAGCCAATGGAAATCGGAAACACAAAAAGAATTGCCAAAGAATATGGTTTTGGTGATTAAACCAAATCCAGATCACAATCCATCGGAAGCGAAATATAATCCGGCCAAGAAGAAATATTTGTGCGTGTATTATATTCGTGATGCGGGTAATAAAAAGATTTTGGAGTTGAGGGGATTTGATAAATTTCCAATATGGGTTGTTCGTTGGTTTAGACAACCCACCGATGCTTATGGTGTGGATGGCCCAGGTTTTAAAGCCGTTGGTGACACCAATCAGGTTTATGAGGAAGTAAAATTAAAACTTACGGCTTTGCAAAAAGTTATTGAACCACCCATGACCGGCCCCGCTTCCTTGGCCGGTTATCCTCGTGGAACTACGCCTGGATTTTTCACAATGTTACCGGAAGGGCAGAAGAATGATGGATTTAAGCCAGCTTATCAGATTCAACCAGACTTAAAAGCTATTCGTGAAGATATACAAGAATTAATTCAGAATATTAAAAAAACTTGTTTATCTGATTTGTTTAGGATGTTCACGGACGATCAAAAACTTCAACCACGCACAGCCACAGAAGTTTTGCAGAAAATTCAAGAGATGTATAACATACTTGGCCCGGTTTATGGTGCGTTGGAATATGAGTGGCTACAACCTATGTTTGATTGGATGTGGGATTTATTTGTTCGTCAAGGGGTTATGCCTCCCATACCCAAACAATTACAAGGTAAAGTTTTAAAAGTAACATTTGTTTCCCGTGTGGCGATGGCATTGAAGTTAGCTGAAACCACGTCATACGAAAAAGTTTGGGCGCAAGTTCAAGCTGTGTTTCAACGCAACCCCAATATAAGTGATGTGATTAATGACGATGAGATGTTAAGAAGTTATGGTGTTTTGTCCAACTTGTCACCCAAATTCTTTAATGCCGAGGATAAGGTTCAGAAAATCAGACAGACCAGGGCACAACAACAAAAGCAACAACAAACTGCGGAGCGTTTGCCTGCCGTGGCGGGGGCCGCTAAAGACTTGAACTCAGCCGGATTGTTACCCCAAGGACAAGGACAACCCCAACAGTGATAAATCAAAAAACCAATGACGTTTTAGCTAATAAAATAGATCAGGTGGTGTTTGATAAAAGAGTAAAAGCCAATACGGACGCGATTAAATTTGTGATGAGTGATAAGCGTGGTCGCAGATTTGTCTCTCAAGTACTAACTGATTTGGGTCAGACCAAAAAATTATTTGATACCAATGGCTTACAAATGGCTTATAATGTTGGGGAATATGAGGATTATTTGTATCTTAAAACATTAATTGTTAAATGTGCTGGATTTGATTTGTATTCAACAATGGAAAAAGAAGATATTGAACGGCAATTAGGTGAGGAAGAATACAAACAGTTGTTAATAAAAAAAGAGGTTGAAAAAAAATAAAGGAGAGTTTAATATGTCAGATGAAGTACAAGCTGTCTCAACGCCGAACACCCAAGTAAGCGCAGACAACAAGAGCGATTCAGGAGCAAAAGTAGCGACACCAGCACCCGCAGTCGAAAGCGGTGCGACTGCCGTTGCAACTCCGGTTATCCAGACTCCGACCGAAAAACCGACCGAACAGGCCGTACAACCTGCTAAGCCGGAAGTTAAGCCCGCAGAATCTTTGTTGGCTACAACGAAATCCCCGGAACCTGTCCAAGCTCAGGTTGTTTCCGCTGATAAGTTGAAATTACCTGAAAACTCATTAGTGCCGAAGTCCTACCTCGACGAAATCGTTAAAGAATCAAAAACAATCGAAGAAGCTCAAACCAAGGCGAATTTTGAACACGCCGCCATGGAGCGGGCTAAGGCGATTGCTATTACAGCAGAAAAATCTCAAGGGGATAAATGGATTGCGGATATAACCAATGATCCGGTTTATGGGGGAACACACCTCAATGAAACCGATCAGTTGGCCACCCGAACATTCAAAACGGTTTTTGGTGAAGATGAATTTAAAGAGTTTGCCGCTACATCGTGGGCAAAGAAACCGGGAATAGTTAAGGGACTCGCTAAATTGGGTAAGATGTTGGGTGAAGGTCGATTGGTTCCAGATCGAATGCCACCCACAGCCGGTGTGAGCGAAAAGAAAACGTGGGGCCAGGCGGTTTATGGCGGCAAGGGTGATATTGCCGACCACGAAGTGATGGCCTCAAGGTAATCCGAAATCTCTTTATCCTCTTGAAGAATTGAAAGGAAAAGAAAATGGCTATTATCGGAGACAAATACGCTACGATCATTGATCGGGCAAAGTTTCAGGATAAAGAAGGTAAAACCCTTCCCTTTATCCGTGCGTTGTCACAAGCCAACGCTTTGATTTATTGGTGGATGTTTGAGGAATGTAATCAAGCTCGTTCCCATGAAATTACAGTGGAAACCAGTTCGCCTCTGCCGTCTACCCGCATTATGAACCGTGGTACTATCCCGTCTTACGCAAAAGCGGCTCAGCTCGAAGAGGAAGTTGCTATCCTTGAGGACTGGCTGGAAGTTGATGAACAGGTTGCGTTGCGTGGTGGTGATGCCGAAAGCTATCGTGTCGAACAGTCTTTCTCGAAGATGGAAGCGTTTGGCCGTAAAGCTACTTACTTGTTCTTCTACGGAAATCGTGGAACTACCCCGTCTGATTTTAACGGGCTGTCCATGCGTTATTCCGCTGGTGGGACCAACGTAAACGCTGGGTCTAATGCTATCAACATTTTGGATGGTGGTGGTCGTAACAACACCAATTCGTCCATCTGGTTGGTTGGCATGGGGCCTCGTGCGATTACTGGTATTTACCCCAAGGGTGGGGTTTCTGGTTTCCGTCACCGTAACTGGGGATTGAAAGACAAAGAAACCGCCGTTGATATTAGTGGCAATACCAATGCTTCCATGTCGGTCTATAAAGACCAGTTCACTTGGGAGTTGGGATTGTGTGTCGCCGATTGGCGTCATGCTGTCCGTACCGCTAACATTGACACGCCTTCTGTGGAAGTTCTTCAAAATGATGCTGATTTGGCTTACTTCTTGGATGAGATGAAAGCCCGTCTGCCGTTTGAAACGAACGTTCCCCCGGAGCCGGGTGTTGAGCAGATCAAGCCGACTTACTATTGGTTCATGAACCGTGCTATGCAAAAAGGTTTAAGACACCAGATTAAGAATACGGTTATTCAGGGTGCGGGACTTGCTAAAGACGGTTATGAGAGAGCTTACAATCCTCAATGGATGTGGGAGTATGATGGTCATCCCATTGGGATTTGCGATCAGCTTTTGACTACCGAAGGCAACGTTGCGTTTGTTTAATTAAATAACCGGGCGAAAGTCCAATTAAAGAAAGGAATTTTATTATGGGTATGGGAATAGATGGTGAATTACAGCTTTGGGCTTCTGGTGCGCTGAATAGTGTAACTAACTATTCAACCAACGCTTACGATCAGGCTACTGCCGGGCGTCACATTGAAAACAGCGAAGAGATGGGTATGGCTGTTTACGTTAGTGCGTTTACGGCGGGAACCAGTGACGCTTATACGTTTAAGGTAATTTCGGATAGCGTGGGTACTCCGGCATCGCCCTCATCGCCAGCGACTGTTGCCACCATGACTTTGACGGCGGCTCAGGTTACGGCGTTGTTGACGACAAATGGTGGGCCAGGATCCTTTTTCTTGGCTATCGGGCCGAATACGATTAATCAGCAATATATAAGTGGGGAGTTGGATATTTCCAACACTCCGGGGACAATTACCCTGTCGGCTTATTTAATGCTGGAAGCGGATTTCAGCCAGAACGTTCCTCAACCGGCCAATTACACTCTGTAATTGTTTTGTTGGGAAAGTTGTTAAGTTTAAGAAGGCGTGGGTGGGTATTTTTTACCCACCTACGCTTTCACAAATTTTTAAAGGAGTGTTTATGCTCGTACAAGCCAAACAGATGTTGGAAGGACATCCATCGGGTTATTATTTTGATCGGATGATTAAGGCGGGAGAAATTTTTGAAATTCCTGATACGCTTGTTCCGCATTTTATGACTGACAAGGATGGAAAGGTTTCGGAAGAGCAGGCTTTTACTTCTGATGGTGTTCCTTTGACGGATGAAAAAGGCAAACCCACCATGAAGCCTGTTAAGCAGGCCGCTGTTTCTGTTGGCGCACGAAATGGTGGGGTTTTAAGGGAATATAGTGAGTTGGAAAGACGGCAATTAATCTTGGCTAAGAACGCCATTAAGGGATTGACTGCCGAGGACAAAAAATTGTATTTGAAGTATTTGGAGTATTCTCCGGTTTGGATGAAACCGGCTCCTTCTAAGGCTGTTCCAACCATTAACAAAGAAGTTAGTTCGCCTGAATCCGATATTAATAAATTGGGGATTCAGGATGCTGTTTCGTTAATTAACAAGACATTAGCCATTCCAGTTCTAAAACGTTGGTTAGAAGTGGAAGAAGAGGGACAAAAGCGGGAAGGTGTTTTGGGTGCGATTCACGCTCAACTCAAGAACGCTTCGGGTAGATAATTAAACGGTAGCCCCGACCGTATCGGGGCATTTTTTTTAAGGAGTAATAAAATGCGAAAATTGAAGATGGAATCAGAAAAAGATCATTCGGCAACTACGATTCAGGGAACACCCAAACCGGTTAATCCGGTTCAAAATTCTCAATTTGTGGTTACTCACCACGATATTTCGGAGAAGGTTCCTGAAACAATTACCAATCATTCCGATTGTGGATATGATGCTACCGAAGGGAATTAATGCCACTTAAAGGGGGATTTATGGCCGTAATTGATTTGTTCAAAAAAAAGAAAGTGGTTATTAAACAAGACAAGCCCACTTATGTTATTGGTAAAAAATTTAACAGGCTTGTGATTAAGCCTACGGTTAAAAAATAATGCTTCCTGATGAGTCCAACTCGTCTACGAGCATAGCCAATATGGCTTTGTGGTATCTGGGGTCTACGGACGAAATTCAAAATTTAGAAACCGATGCCAGCGATGAGGCTAGAGGTATAAAACTTTTTTATACCCACACGCTTAATGCCATGCTTCAACGATATGATTGGAATTGGGCCACGGTTTATGCTCATCTTCAACTAGCGCAACTTCACCCCAATGATGAGTGGAAATATGCTTACAAAGTACCCTCTGATTGCTTATTCTTTAGGCGAATTTGGAATGGAAGGCATGTTGACACAAAGTATGACACCATTCGATTTGTTAAGGGCAAAACACCGCAAGGTCAAGTTATTTATACCAATCACGGTAGACACTGTGAACATCCGCCGGGAACAATTTTAACTCCGCAAGAAATTGAATTTGAATCTAAACACTTTTCTCCACTTGGGGTTTATACCACTAAATCGTTCACCGAAGCAGATATGCCACCGATGTTTGTAGATGCTTTTGCTATGATTCTTTCTTGTGAGATAGCCGTTAAATATGGTGGGCCAGGGGCATCCAATCAACGTGAAAAGAATATGCTTTTGGCGGATCAATTATGGTCGCTTGCGGTTGTGCGTGATGCCAATGAAATTAGGCCAGACGAAGAATATATTTCGGATATAGCTAAAGCTCATCAAATGGGGGGGATTCCGTCTATGGTTGGTAGGAACGGAGGGCGGTGGGAGGCTCTACCGAATAATTACAATGTATAAATGGTTATTTTTTTTCTTAATAACCATTCCTTGTATGGGGCAAACACTTAGCTCAATATCCCCATCATCCGGTGTCGTTGGAACGCCCGTAACCATAAATGGTAATGGGCTATTTGGAAATGACAATGTTTATTTTGGGTCAATGCGTGTTAATATTTATTCTCATTCATCTTATGTTTTTGTTGTTAATGCCCCAAGCAATTCAGCCGGCACGGTTAATGTTTATGTTAATGCTTCTAATGCTTTAACCTTTACTTATATAACAAACACGCCTACTGGAACACCAACAGCAACAGCCACTAACACACCTACAAATACCCCCACGAACACACCAACTATCACAGTTACAAATACAGCTACAAACACAACCACCATAACATCTACTACTACGACAACCAGCACAGCTACAAATACGGCAACAATTACACCATCTTATACAAATACATCAACTCCAACCCCAACAATAATTCCCTATCTTCCTTTTTACGATGCAATTTCACAAGGATTAATACCTGGTTATTCGGAATTTAAAAAAGAAGGTTACATGCCGATTTCGGTTCTTGGTTCTTACGATTATGAAACCCAATGGGCACCAGGAGGGACTTATGTATTTCCTGTTACCGCACAATCAATGTCGGTTTCGTCCTCTAGTGTTAGCGATACTTCGGCTGGAGTTGGAATTAGAACACTTTTCATAATGTATCTTGATGGTTCGTGGAATAGCCAAGCACTAACAGTGACAATGAATGGTACAACGCCGGTAACGGTGGGAGCGGGTGCGATATTCAGAATAAAAAACATGTCAGCAATAACCACTGGTTCGGTTGGTGAGGCGGTTGGGAACATTGTGATTACGTCTTTGGGCGGCGCAGTTACCTATGGAGAAATTCTCGCTCAACTAACAAAAGACGAAAGTGGATTTTCGAGCGTGGCCAATGGAACTACACTCCACATTACAAACATCACATACACATCCGCTAGGGATTCCGCAAATATTGGAACATTAAGAATGAGGATTGACTCAACATATTCAGGCAACGGGCCAGTAACCACGGTAGGACAGTATTTTCCGTATGCAGTCTCGTCTTTATCAGGGGGTGCAATTCCCATCCCAATGGATTCGCCGTTGATTTTTCCACAAAAGACCGATTGGAAGATAACTGTTAAAGGTTCTGCTAACACAGAATCCAATACCCTAATTCAGGGATATGTAACAACGCCCTAATTGTTTATGAATAGAGGAAACTATGTTTTCATTTTTACAACGTAATTTTTCTGGCGGAGAAATCTCGCCAGATTTCTATGCCAAACATGATCTACCTAAATATGGCATGAGCCTTAAAACGGTAAGGAATTTCTTTATTGATCGTTTTGGCAATCCCAATAAACGCACTGGCACAACCATGTGTGGCACTACACCATCGAACAATCCAGTTAAACTTATCACGTTTTATGTTACTCAGTCTCAAGGTGTTTTGCTTGAGTTTACTAATGGCAAATTAAGGCTTTGGTATAACGGTACGTTGATTACCGATCCAGATGGAACGGGTAATGGATATTTAACAACGCCTTATTTGTCTGATGATTTAACGAATATAAAACATAGACAACCACCGGGACAAACCATGTATTTTGTGCAAGGCGATCATCCTCCGCAACAATTAGTTTGGACGGGAACAGATATAAATACTGGATGGGCGTGGAGTCCGATTAATTTTGTACCGAGTGTGTTATCGGATACCGCTATTGTTACGGCGGTGGCGGGTGCCAGCGGAACAAATAATTATCAATATAAAGTAACTATTGAAGATTTATCTACCGGAGAAGAGAGTTTTCCTATGCCAGTTGGTGTGGCGCAAACCCCCCAAAATGAAGTTCAGGGTATAACTGGCACAAATGCACCCGTTGATCCCGCAAATCCAATAAACGGATCAATTAGAATAAATTTTAATGGACAATATTATACAAGCTCCGGGAGTGATTCGATTGCCCAAATACAGGCGGGATTAAATGCTTTAAGTTCTATTGGTGGCGTGGGCGGAAGTGTTGTTGTTAATGGAGATATGATAAGCGGTTCTGCGTGGTTGGCTTTGTTTTATTTTGGGAGTGCGCTTCCCGCCAATCCCATAAAAATAGAATTTGCGGGTAGTTTGGCAAACGAACCACAGCCAATGATTACTCTTTCAAATAATACCTTTACTTGTGTTAATTATCCGTCTGGTGTTCCTGATCCCGTGGCTTCTGAAATAACTCCTGGACAATCTCAATATTTAGGGGCAACACAAATAACATATTTGAATTGGAATTCTGGACAAAAAGCCATTGATATTATTGTAAATGGAAATCACAACTTAAATAGCGGAGATCAAGTTTTGCTTTACAATACTAATTGGCCTCAATTAGATAATCGTATTTTTAATGTATTTGTTGTTTCTGAAAATGAGGTTTATATATATGTTGATGGAAGTGAATACACTGAAAATGCGATAACAACAAAATCTAGGATGCAAGCTATACAAATATATTTGGCAAATTGTGCGCAACCCACTCTTTCAAATCCTAATATGTTGAGTTGGTCATATAATCCAGATAATATAGGTGGCTCATATCCCCAAAATGTAACCTATAATATTTATAAGGGTGCTGGTGGAGTATTTGGATTTATTGGAACTACACAGGGTGTTAATTTTGCTGATACAGGCATTGTTCCCGATGTTAATTTTGATCCACCTAATAATGCCCAAAGATTCGTTACGTCCGATGATTATCCAACCGTTATTGAGTTATTTCAGCAACGATTGATTTTGGGAGCCCCTCAAAAGAATCCGCTTGAATTGTTAGCTTCAAGGGTTGGTTTTTATACCAATTTTACGGATCACTACAACATCCAGGCCGATGATGCCATTGATGTGGTTCTTGAGGCAAAACACGGAGGCACGCTTCAAAACGCCATTAGTTTTGGATTTCTTATACTTTTATTGGACACCGGAGAAACCGTTGTGGCCGGTGACGGCACGGGTACATTCACCCCGCTTGCCGCAAACAATAGGCCACAAACTTTTAATGGATCGTCATTCTTGTCACCCATTGTTACTAATCAAAATGTTATTTATGTGCAGGCTCAATCCAGCCTGGTACGGGATATATCGGTAACTATATCTCCCTATGGATTTACTTATCTTTCCGGTTCTGATGAATTAACCATGTTTGCAGAACACCTTGTTCAGGGACATTCAATTGTTGAATGGGATTTTCAAAAGTTAATGGATTCAACAATTTGGGCCGTTCGTGAAGATGGAAAACTTTTGGGTTTAACTTACATAAAAGAACAGCAAATTTGTGGGTGGCACCAACACGATACCAATGGTAATTTTGAAAATGTGTGTGTGGTTCCAGAAGGTTTGGAGTGTGTTCCTTATTTTTGTGTTAATCGTAATGGAACAAGGTTTATCGAGAGAATGTCAAGCGACCAATGGACAAATATCTTGAATGCCAATTATCTTGATTGCATGACTTCGTTTGATGGTCGAAATACCACACCCACAACGATGACCTTATCGCTGACAGCGGGAAGCACTTTATGGGACGGTACACAAAACTTAACGCTTACAGCATCCGCTCCATTTTTTGCAAATTCAATGGTTGGTGATGAGATATTTCTTTATGGCACAGATGGCTATTTATTGCGTTTTGTTATTGAGGGATATACTAGTACAACCGTTGTTACCGGAACCGTGCGAGAAACCGTACCCGATGGCGCAAATTCATATCAAACAGATGGCACCATTAATTCCAATATGCGTAGTGTAGCAATAACCAAGTGGTCGCAAGCGGTTTCTTCTTTAACGGGACTTGATTATCTCAATGGCTATAAAGTAGCTGTTTATGCGGACGGAACATTGGTTGCTAATCCCCAAAATAATGATTATCTCACATTAACGGTTTCTGGTGGGGCTTTAACGTTGCCAGAAAACTATGCGGTTATTCATGTTGGGTTGCCCTATTTAGCTGACCTCGAAACACTAGATATTGACGATCCTAAGGGAGAAACCTTTATAGATAAAAAAATGAAAGCTAATCGTTTTCTTTCTTATGTTAAAAACACACAAGATTTTTATGTAGGCCATAAGAACCCAGATACTAATCCAAGGTCTCCCCAAAATCAGCCAGTTCCAGGCACAACGAATCTGGTTTATGGGTTAATTGAGTCCGGTAAACGAAAAGATGAGAATTATGATAATCCAACAGCTTTAAAAACTGGTAGAATATTAACACAAGTACCATCATCGTTTGATTATGGTGCGTCAATTTTTATCAGAAGTATTGACCCAATGCCTTGCAATTTAGAGGCCATTGGTGTTCAGGCTGATTTTCAAACGGGAGGAAAATAATGCCTTTAGATATTCTAAATCCGACACCCCCGCCATTACCCGATATTGGTTTGACCGATCCGTCCATTCCAATTCCAGACCAAACAGTTATTCCATCTAATAGCACATCGTCTTTGTTAAAAAATTTGGGTGGTGTTGGGGACATTTTAAGTGGTTTAATTGATTTGAATGGTGCTGGACAGCAAGCAAATGCCGACATAAAACAGGGACAATTTCAGTCCCAACAACTTGAATTAAATGCTCAGTTAGCCGATTTGCAGGGTAAAGAGGCTGGTGAAAAGGGACAATTTGAGTCGGAATTGGAAAATGCAAAAACAGCAGGCATTGAAGGGCAACAAAAAACGAGTTATGCCTCTGAAAATGTTAATTCTAATTTTGGTTCGGCCAGGGCCGTACAACAAGAAACATCTAATCTTGGCGGCATGGATTCTGCTACCATAGCCCATAACGCCAACATGGAAGCGTGGGGATATAAGATTAAGGCACAAAATGAAGAAACCGAAGCCGCAGAAACTACAATAGCGGCAGAAAATAAAGCTAATCAAACCATGCTGGGTGGTACAGCAGGATTTATAACCAGTGGCATTAAAGCCATTGGTGCATTCGGGGGGGTATAAAGTGAGAGTTCCAACGGTTGAATCACCAAGCGCACAACGAGAAGTTCCTCCCGGAATAATACCCAATGAGGAATTTACAACCCAAGCTCCCATTGAGGCGTTTGGTGGTGGCCCCGAAGCCGAAGCCGCCAACAGAGCTGTGCGAGGTGTCACCGAAGAAGCATCTGGTTTAATGGAAAAATTACGTAAAAATGCCGATGAGGTGCGTGTTAATGATTTAACTCTTAAGGCGGCAAATTATAAAGATCAATTATTGGCTACCGCTAAACAAGCCGAGGGTGATAAAGCACTTTCTCAAATACAGCCCACGCAAGATGCTTACGAGAAATATGTTGCGGACTTAAACAAGAATGTTAATGGTGAATACCAAAGTCAGCTATTTAATAATAGATCAACTGAGTTAAAAAACAGCCTACAAAGTGAATTGCAATCTCATGCGGGCGAGGCTTTAAAACAAAAACAAAAAGAAGATTATGGGGCATTAGTTGATATTTATCAAAATCAATATGCCAAAGCTCAAACAGATGCCGATAGAAATTTAGCCAAGAAAAACATGGATGATTTAACCGAAAAAACAATGAGTGGTGTTTATGGATATGGGCCAGATCACGAAATAACACAAAAACAGAAATTGGATAATTTTAGCACCGCACTGGGAACAAGGGTTATGCTTGAGGCCAGAAACGGAAATTCTGATTTAGCTTATAAAATCATCGATGACAATCCAGATGCAATTAATGAAAAACGTATGCCACAACTTTTGCAACACGTTCAAGAAGTGGATGTGGTGAACACGGCATTACGAGATTCGGCTAGCTTAAAACAATATCAATATGGTGATGGAACTTATAACTTTGCGGCGATTGAGGCGGATGGCAGAAATGTTCAAAAAGACAATCCCCACTGGACAGATGAAATGAGAGATAAGTGGGTTGGAAAAATGATTGAATATGCTAGAAATCAAAGATTGGTTTCCGATACCAATAAAAAAGAAACGTTTGATACATATTTTAATCATTTCCAACAAGCACACGATAAAGGAATTAGCTACGCTGACGCACAAAAGTTAAATACCACATTGGGTACAAAATTTAATACAGATGAAAGAGCATTGGGTTCTAAGGTTTTGGATTACATTTATAATCGTGACTTGAATATCAATCCCAGTAACATTAAGAATTTTAATGGTTTAATTGAATCAATGGGAAATAAGGATTTTTCTTATAAAAATATTACCGATGAATTAACAAACGGAGATATAACACTCCAACAAGCCAATGATGCCGGAAGATATTGGGCTAAATATGTTAATGGCCCCAATAGTGCCGGTTTAAATCCGGCCATTAAACAAGCTAAAGATTCTGCCATGTCTTTGGCAAAAAGACAAACGAAAGACCCAGATGAATTAGAAGAATTTAATCAAATGTTAAATCAACATTCCGTTGATATGAATCCGACAGAATTATTGGATTATGCTAAAAAATCACTAGATTCCGCCGATTGGAAGGGGACATTTAATTTTGAAAAGGATTATGAAAATTATAAATTAGATAAAGATAAATGGGACACATATAACAAAGATATTGGTGACGATGTTGTTAATAAAATTGTTGATTCAAAGTCATTAGAGCAAGGGAAAATATATAGCCAGGTTTCTCCGCTTGATGTTTATGATTTTGGAAATAAAATTAAATGTGATGACGCAAGTGTTTCTGGGACGGGAAGAATAAAGAGCGGAACTATTGGTAATGCGGCAATTAAGTATTTTATGAAAACGAGGCCGGGACAAACACTTGATGCTGAAAAAATAAATAAAATCATTGATAATGCCCGTGCCTATGGGATTGATCTAAATGCCCAATAACGATCAAGACATTCAAAGCAAATTAATGGCTGGTGTGGATGATATTCACAATCAACCAATAACCAATAATAATGAAGATTTAAAAGATAAATTATTATCCGGTGTTCCAGATGAAGCCAATCCAATTCAAAAGTCTATGGATGCTGTTAAAAATACAGATGCCACAAAAAACACTATGATTATGGATGGCGTTCAAAAAACCGGATTAGACCCATCTTTTGTTGAAAACAATTTGGAAGATATAAATAAATCAAAAAATATTCCACAACAAAACATATTGAACGATATTTCACAAAACCATCCTAAGTTAGCAGAAATATTGAGCGATCCCAAGAATATGGCGGTTTCGCACAACGATATTCCCAACTTAATTCAAACATCTCAAACCATTAACGATCATCACGAAGCCACATCTATATTAAATTTTGACAAAACCAATTCACTTTTAAATGGAATTAAACCGACTGCTAACAATCCAATGAATGATGTTCTTTCTGGTATGATGGAAAATTTTGCCAAAATAGGCGAAACGATGACAGAAGCTCCCGCCGCTTTGATTAATATTTTGGGTGAGTTGGGCGAGGGCGAAGCGGGAATATCTCACCAGCCAAATAGTAATTTACCCATTGAAAACGCATTAAGTAAAGAGGCCGAAAGTGCGGAGGCTTGGTGGCATCCCGCATCAATAGACGGAAAAATTACTGATCGGTGGGAATCGGGAGATCAGGTGGGTGCGGTTAGATTGGGTACCGCTCAATTTTTAAGTAATTTTCCGACTCTTGGAACCGCTTTATTGTTTCCACCACTAACAGCCGGAATATTGGGGACTGAATCTGCCACAGAAAACATGAAGAAAGCTCAATCGGTTGGGGCTTCTGATACACAACAAAATGCCGATGCTTTATTTAGTGGAATAGCAACTGCGGCAACAATGTCCGCCGGCCCATTGAAAATTATTGATGGGTGGGCAAACAAGTTGGGCCCATCGGGCGCAAAAGCAATTTTATCGGGAGTTTTAGGTAAAATTTTCAAGAGTCAAGCCATTATGGTGGGATATAGCGAAATTGGTGGATATGCTCAAGATTTAATTGATAAAGCCACGGGTGTAAATCCACATGCCACTGATAATGAGATTGAAAAAAGTAAAGAACGTTTTGCCTCTGGATACATAGGCGGAACCCTATTGGGTGCGCCACACTTGGCCGGAAATGAGGTTTCGGAGACTAAAAAAATACCCGAATTAGAAAAAGCTGGCATGACAGAATTAAACAAGAATTTTGTTATCGCCAATGTAAATAAAACAGCTTATTTACAAATGGAAAAAGACGCACAAGAATCTAAAACAAAATCTATATCCAAAGATGTTCATAAAACAATTACAGAACCATTGAGAGATAACAAATCATCCCAATTAATTAGCTTTCCCGTGGATGAAGTTGAAAAACTTTATCAATCTCTTGGGAAAAACCCCCAAAAAGATTTTGAAAAAATGGGTGCTGGAAAAAGTTATAAAAACGCACTCGATGGCGGAGACGAAGTTTCTTTGCAAATGGCTAAGTGGATTTCCGAAAAATCGGGAACGCCAGAATATGCGGGACTTGCGGATCACGTTAAATTTGATTCTGATCAGCGCACCGTTTCGGAAATGAAAGACGATATTAAATCTCGTCAAGATATTGATAAATTAATGGAGACAAAGAAATTTGAGGCGCAAGCTAAAATTGATAGTATTAATAGTGCCACCGAACCCGCTAAGGGAATTATAGAAAAAGTAAAAGATTTGTTGGTGAAAAAAGAGAAAAAAGAAACATCTCCGTTAGATAAAATAAATGTTAATCGACTTCACTTAGAAGCCGAACACCGATCAAGTGTTGCTGAAGAAGTACCGATGAAATTTGATGATTTGGTTAAAAAGCACTTAAATTTATTAGAAAAAAGGGATGAACTTTCTGCCGATAAAATTCAAAAATATGTTGATTGGTTTGAACCTAAAGTTGTTAGTGAACCAGAGAAAATTGATCCCACCGTTGAATCAACATCTATTTGGTTGGAGTCTCAAAAAAAATCAATAGATAATATGAGATTGAACAATAATGAATCTAAAACCACAACCAATCAACCAGAAGCATTAAGAATACATCAAGAACAAGCCAGAGTGGCCACCGAAAAGGCCAAAGAAATTATTGATAATCTACCCTGGAAAAACGCTAAGAACATTCTTGCGTTTGCCAAAAAAGAAAAGATGGCCGCATTAAAATCGGCATTGACCGATGATCAGAAAAAATCACAAAAATATTTTGAGAAAGCAATCCTAAATCACGCTTTGGCCGTAGAGGCCACAAAGGTTAAAGATACAATAAATGGTGCCTATGATTTGTTTAGTAATTTTTCAAAAAAAGACTCTGCTCTCGCCAAGGGAAGGGATATAGATTTGATTAATGCGGGAC